TGATGAAACAGGTTGTGATTTTTTATCAAATGGTTTTAAATGGAAAAATTCAGACGCACATCAAAACGGAAATGGTGCAAAATATGTATATATAGCATTTGCAGAACATCCGTTTGTAAGTAGTAAAGGAGTGCCAGTAACGGCAAGGTAGAATGTTAGGTCACGGAGCATTAACAGAGTTTGCATTAGCCTCGGTTAGAGGTGGCGGTGTACAGAACGTAGGATCACCATTTATTAGTGGAGTATCTCTATCAGCTAATTTAGGTGATGAAAGTGTAACTGCCTCCGCTGTAATATCACAGTCAGGTAGTAGTCTAGGATCAACTTTTTCCATAGGTACAGAAACTGTTGCAGCATCAGCCAATGTTACTACTAGCACTGCTGGACAAATTACTATAGGATTAGGAGAAGAAACAGCTTTTGGTGAAGCTTTTCAAAATATTATTAACTTTAGCGTTGGTAGTCCATCATTCTTTATTTGGAACGAAGTGGATGACTCGCAAACAATTACCTGGGTAGATGTGGAACCAGGGTCAACGGATTAGGAGTAAAAAATGGCATCGTCATATTCAAGTGCACTTAACTTAGAGTTACAAGCCACAGGTGAAAATTCGGGAACCTGGGGTACAATAACAAACAATAATTTACAAAAAGTAGAATCTGCAATCAAAGGTTATGTATCTGTAGCTATTGCTAGTACATCTGATTCTTTAACAGCTACAGATGGATCTACGACAGATGAACAAAGTAACGCTATTATAAAATTAACAGGAACACTTACAGGTAATACTACCGTGCAGTGTGAGGCTGTAGAAACATGGTACATTGTTGATAATGCAACAACTATGAGCACACATACCTTAGGTTTTAAACCTGCTGGCGGTACAGCTACTAACCTTGTAGCAGGATCCAAGCATATTTTATATTCTGATGGCTCTACAATGTTTGATGTCTTGAACGATGCAGGAAATATCACGGCCAACGGAACATTGACAGTAGCAGGTAACACATCATTAGATGGCGGATCATTTGTGTTTAATGAGTCGTCAGCAGATTTAGATTTTCGTATTGAAGGTAATGGTGATGCTAACTTGTTTTTTACCGATGCGGGTAATGATCGTGTTGGTATTAAAACAAACTCACCCTCTACAGAATTACATGTTGTAGGTGGTGTAAAAGCAACAGGTGCAATAGACTTTGATGGTGGTGGATTTACTTTCAATGAATCAGGTGCCTCTGTTGATTTTAGAGCTGAGACTAACACGCTCACACACGCTTTGTTTATTGATGGTTCTGCTGACAAAATAGGTTTTGGTACAAGCTCACCTGCTAATGCAAGTGTAGAAATTAATCAAGCTAACTCATCAGGTGCAATAGCATGTTTATCATTAGATCAAGACGATCAAGATCAAGAGTTTATATACTTTGACGGCACGTCTGCTAGTGACAGTTCAGCTAGTTTATCATCATCTACAGGTACAACTAGTAGTAAAGTTGGTGCAATACGTGTAAATATTGGAGGTACAGATCGTTGGATCAGATTCTATGATTCAGCTGTATAGTTTCAATGCCTCTTACCAAATTACAAATAGCACCGGGTATTGATAAACAAAATACCGAGTATGGTGCTGAGGGTCGATGGGTAGATTGTGACAACATTAGATTTAGATACGGCTTACCAGAAAAATTAGGTGGTTGGGAAAAAGTTACAACTGATGCACTTGTAGGTGCAACAAGAGCCATACTTACATATAGTGATTTAAGTGGTGTTAAATATGCAATATATGGCACAAACAAAAAATTATACGCATACTCAGAGAACTCTTATGCAGACATTACTCCTATAAGATCTACAGGCACAGGTAACATTACACAGTTTGCAACCACTAATGGTAGCACAACTGTAACCGTAACAGACTCATCACACGGTGCACTGATAGGTGACTTCGTAACTATTGCAAGTGTCAGTGGTGCAGTAGGTGGTATCTCTGCAGCTAACCTAGAGGGTGAGTTTGAAATACTGACAGTTCCTAATTCTAATACATTTACTATAGAAGCAAAAGCTGCGGCTAGTTCTGATGCAACAGGGGCCACGGCCAACGGAACATATCAAATAAATACAGGTTCTGCTGTATCTATATTTGGTTATGGTTGGGGTGCTTCTACGTATGGTGCATCCACATGGAACACTACAAGAGAAGGTCTAACTGGTGCTGAGGGTGTTTTACTTGAGTCAGCAAAGTGGGCTTTAGATAACTGGGGTGAAGACGTATTAGCATTACAGTTTAACGGTGGATTATTTTATTGGGACACATCATCTGGTTTATCTAATAACAGGTCATCAGTAACAAATGTTTCTAATGCACCTACAAAATCAAGATTTATGTTAGTTTCTGGTGACGATAGACACGTCATTTGTTTTGGTACAGAAACTACAATAGGAAACTCCTCTACACAAGACAACATGTTTTTAAGATGGTCAGGGCAAGAGGATCAAAATGTTTGGACACCAACGGCAACTAATACAGCAGGATCAAAAAGATTGGTGGATGGTAACTTTATACAAACAGCAGTAAGATCAAGAGGTGCTGTCTTAATATGGACAGACACTGCCTTATATCAGATGCAGTTTATAGGTCCACCACTTACCTTTGGTTTTAATCAACTGGGTTCTGCTTGTGGTTGTATAGGATTAAATGCAGCAGTGGATGTTGGTGGTGTATCTTTCTGGATGGGCACCGATTCTTTCTTCTTATTTGATGGTGCTGTGCAAAAAATACCATGTAGTGTGCAAGATTATGTATTTGATGATCTTAATGTTAACGCTAAACAAGACATATTCTGTGCAGCTAACACAGACTATAATGAGGTAATGTGGTTCTACGCTTCTGCAAACTCACAACAAATTGATAGAGTTGTATTTTACAATTACGCTGAAAACCTTTGGTACATAGGCACATTATCTAGAACATCTTGGGCTGACAGAGGCACATATGATAATCCATATGCAGCTGAATTTAAATCAAATGATACAACAGCTACTATTAGCACTATCACTGGGCTAAAAGCTGGTAGAACATTTATACATTTACATGAGTTTGGATCTAATGATGATGGCAGTGCAATGAATACACATATAGAGTCTGGTGATGTTGACATAGCAGATGGTGATAACTTTATGTCTATTAGTAGAATGATACCAGATTTTAAATCGCAGTCAGGCATCGTAGACTTAACAATCAAAACAAGACCTTATCCGTCAGGGACACAAACTACACATGGTTCATTTGATATAACAACAACTACAACAAAAAAAGATACTAGAATACGTGGCAGACAAGTAGCTGTTAGAGTTGCTAGTGATGCTATAGATGACAATTGGAGATACGGCACGTTAAGATTAGATATTAAACCAGATGGTATGAGAGGAGCATAATGTCAAAAATACAAATACCAAGATTACCACAGGCTACACCAGAGTATAGTCAACAACAACAAAACACATTAATACAAACATTAGATCAGTTGATATTTTTGTTAAACAATACGTACACACCTGAAACATTAAGAGAAGATACAGAAAGAATTAGTTGGTTTTTATCGTAAATGGCTAATACATACACAAATTATAAGGCTATTCTTACTAATACAAACCTAACTACTTTGTATACCATACCAGCAGAGACTACAGCTATAATTAAATCTATACATGTAGCTAATGTTGATACATCAAATGACTGTGAAATATCAGTGTTTTTGGTAGACTCAGGTGGTACTAGTTATACATTACAAAAGAGTAGAGACATAGAAAAAGGATCTACACAAGAGATATTAGCAGCTGGTAATACCAGTCAAATATCATCGGATTCTGGCACCGCTACAGCAACACCATTGGTTGCTAAGGAGTCAGAGATAATTAAAATACAAGCAGAAAATGCCAATGATTTACATGTTGTTTTAAGTGTTTTAGAGATAACATAGATATTGCAAGGAGGTTAAAAAATGAGTATAAATGAAGATACTATCGTGGTTGCTGGGAAGAGAATCCCTAAGATAGATGTAGATACTGTTACAACTATCAAACACGCCAAAACAGGAAAAGTCTACGCTTCAGAAGAAGAGGCAACCAAAGATGTTCAAGATCCTGCTACCGACACAAAAGAAGAAGACATACAAAAAGATGTCGCCATAAAAGTAAATAAAATGCCCGATATATTTGGAGGGACTAGTTAGAACATGAATAGTAGCATGCAACAATACGAGACTGGTGGCTTGGGGTCATTTCAAGCTGAGGTTTCTAAACTTGCAGATTTAGGTAGATACGAAGACGCATATATTGCACATGTCGCTGAAGGCGAAACAGTTGTGCCTATGGAAGTCTTAGACTCTAATCCTAGACTAAAAGCTATGTTGTTTAATCAGATGCTAGACATGGGTATAAACCCTGAGAGATATATTGTAGGTAATGAATTAAATTCTATAAATCCTGTAACAGGACAACCTGAGTTTTTTTTAAAAAGAATTTTTAAAGGTGCTAAAAAAGCATTGAAAGATATTGCACCTTACGCTGGTACAATTGCTGGTATATTTGGTGCAGGGCCCATGGCTTCTGCCATAATAGGCGCAGGTGTACCATTATTAGCTGGTCAAGACGCAGGTGCAGCAATAGCTGGTGGTCTTGGTGGTTATGGTGCAGGCACAGCTTTCGGCACTAGAGCTGGTAAAGATTATGCTCTTCGTGACTTATTTAGTAAAGGAGATGAAGGAGGAATAGGAACAGCCTTTCAACGTGTTGGTGAAAATTTAGGTTTTGTACAAGAAGCCGCTGGAGAAAAAGTTTTAACAGAGGGTCAAAAAAATATTTTAGAAGCACAAGGAATTGATCCTACATCCGTTACTTACGATGATTTAGTGTCTATGGACATAGTGAAAGCCGCGGATCCTAAAAAAGCTGGACTAGGTGCATATTTAAATACTGCGGCATTAGCTGCACCAGCTCTATACACTTTGGGACAAGAAGAGGATTTAGGAGATCCAAAAGATAGATTCCCTGGATTTTACAATATATATCCTGAAAACACATATTTTGGTATGTTTGGTAATCGTACGCCTAACATAAATGATCCTATAAATGTAGCTGATGGTGGTATTATGGACTTAGAATATATGGATAAGTATGCAATGGGTGGTGAGTTTCCAAGAAGACAAGGTCAAATATCAGGACCAGGCGGACCTAAAGATGATTTAGTTCCTGCAATGTTGAGTGATGGAGAGTTTGTAATGACTGCAAAAGCAGTAGAAAATGCTGGTGGACCACGAGCCATGTATAACTTAATGAATAAATTAGATCCAGAGTCATCTAGAGGGGTAGGTATAGCATAATGGCTGAAGAGATAATTACGTATAGTAGACTAGCGCCTTATATAGAAGAAAGAGGTAAACAGTTATTAGCAACTACATTTGGAGACCCTAATGCTGTAAGACAACCAGGTGAGTCAGAAGCAGACTTTCAGGTCAGAAAATTTGGTAGAGCAGGAGTGCCACAACCTATTGCAGGATTTCAAGTAGCAGGATTAACTCCAGAACAAGAACAAGCCTTAGCCATGTCACAACAGGGCATAGGACAGTTTCAACCTTTTTTAGAACAAGCAGGTGCTACTATAGGTGAAGGCATAGCCGCAACTAGAGGTGCAGGTAGAATGTTTGCACCCACAGCTGAAGGTGTACAAGCCTACATGGATCCTTATCAACAAACAGTAACTAGACAGGCATTAGCAGAGTTAGATAGACAAGCACAATTGCAACAACAAGGTTTAGATGCACAGGCTGTTTCAGCAGGTGCGTTTGGCACAGAACGTGCTGGTATACAAAGCGCAGAAATGGCTAGAAATTTACAAGATATTAAATCAAGACGTATATTCGAAGATTTATCAAGAAACTTTCAACAAGCACAACAGACTGCACAACAATCGTTTGAAGCACAACAAGGTAGACAATTCAATATAGGTCAACAATTAGCTGCGCTTGGCGGACAACAAGCAGGATTAGGTCAATTGTTACAAGGTTTACAGTTACAAGACATATCACAACTACAACAAGCAGGTGCTTTAAGGCAACAACAGACACAAAATGTTTTAGACGCACAAAGGGCAACAGCACAATTAGCTGCTCAAGAACCTTTCCAAAGACTTTCATTTGCGTCTGGTATATTGACAGGCACACCAGCTTCTCAGATGTCTGTTCAACAGCAACCTTCAACTAGTCCTTTAATGCAGATAGCTGGATTAGGATTAGCTGGATTAGGAGCATATAAACAGTTTACCTAAATGAGTGTACTTGACAGAAAAATGTTTAAGAAAGTTGCCAGGCTTAAGCATGGTGGCAGTCCCTTAATTGATCACGAAACTGGTAATATAAAAGAAGCAAATCAATTAACAGGCATAGTACAAGGTATGGCAGACTTTCAACCATTTATAGATATGATGGGAGAAACTTTATATCCCACAAAAGATAGAGCAACTTTGCAACAAGAGGGTGCCGCTTTATTCGCAACAGATTTAAGCTCACAAAAAGAATTAATAGAACAGCAAAAGAAAGAAGATATTGGTACTGCTTTAATAAATTTTGGAACAAGATTAGCTTCAGGCAGAGGTAATAATTTAACTATATTAGCTGAAGCTGCACAAGCGACATTACCTGAATTTACTGCAGCTAGACGAGCAACTAGAAAAGAAGAAGCTGCTTTAACATTAGCAGAGCAAGAGCAAAGAAAACAAATAGCACAATATGTGTTAACACAAGAACAACAAAATCGTGTTAATCAAGCTAACTTAAAAACTCAAGCAATATTTAATAACTTAGGATTTTTTCAAGAAATAGCAAAAGCAAATCATCAAAAAAAATTAGACGCAACTACACAACTAATTGACTTAATCGATACAAGGACAGGTAATCTAACAAAAGTGACTGTTGCAGATTACTTAGAAGATGCAAACAAACCAATAGGAGAAAGAATATACGCTTCAGAACAAGATTATGATGAACCTATGTATGTTTATGATTCAGTATTAGGTGATAATGTTTTCTTTACATCAAGAGCAGAATTTGCTGAGGCTAATAAAAAAAATCCGCAGAGGTATAAAAAAGAAAGAAATAATACTACAGATCCTTTTAAAGAGGTAACAAATATTTTAACAGGACAAATACAATACATACGTGAATCTGAATTAGATCCTAGAATACACTTTCCTAGAACTAATTTTGAGTATTTAGAGGTCTACGACAATGTATTAAAAAAACAAGTATATATGCCTAAAAACATGCCTTTTGATACAAATAGGTACATACCAACACCAGACCCTGTAACAGTAAAAAGAACTTTTTTTGCACAATATACAGACCCAGACTCTGGTGAACTAATACAAGATCAAGTACAAGAATTAACAAACGGTGAATTCAGAGTCAGAACTAGAAATTCCAACGGTGACATACTTTTACAAACTAATGGTAATCCTGTATGGAGCCCTGCTGGTCGAATAACAGATCTTGTCCCTATGACAGATGTTGAAGTATCTGAAGAAGCAATATTTAAACCTAAACAAAAATTAGAAATATTTGGAAAAATACAAGGCACAGAGACAAGCTTAAAAGCTATTGACAAAGTATTATTTAACTTAGCTGAAGATCCTACAAGAGCTGGTATCGTTGGTTCTGTTAAAAATGCAATACAAATTGGTAAAGGTATGATTGTGGACTTGATCAGCGCTGAGGATCAAGACACAATATTTAGAGCGATAGCACAAGATATAAAAAATACTTACGAGGGCACAGATCAATACGTTGAGTTTCAAAGAATGCTTGATGCTAATTACTCAACAGCTAATGGTAAAGACGTATTTGGAGATAATTTTGACCCTGCTTTTGCACAAAATAAAGTTTTAGTTAACGCTATAGCTTATGCCGTAGCACGTGCTCGTAAAACTAGTGGTCGATTAAACTTAGATGACGTTAGAAATGCTAGAGAAACATTACAAATTACAGGATTTACAAACGCAGATCAGGTTACAGCTGGCTTGACTGAGATAAGAGATGAATTGTTAAATTATAGAAATAATCTAAATCAACAATTCGAATTGGTAGGTGGAGAGTTTCCAAGCTCTTATGTGCCATACAATGCCAATACTTCATCAAATCAAGAAATATTACCTTACTTAAAAGAAGATGGTGAAATAGGTATTAAATGGAAAGAGGCGGATGATTTATAATGGTTGATAATATTAAAAAACCCACAATCGGTAAATTTTTAAAAACTACTAGTCTTGCAGGTATTGTATATGAGCTAGGCAAAGAGGTTTTAAAAATAGAAAATGCTATGCCTACAGATAAAGAAGAGAGAGAACTATTAAGAAAAAGCATCATAGATGGAAATTTACCAACTGTTACATATGATAAGGAAGGTAGACCTACTTACACACTAGGTAATAACGTAAATTTAAAAGATCATTTACCGTACAAAAAACAAACTATGTTTGGTGGCATGGAAGAGTTTGTACTAGTAGATCCATATGATGAAATATATGGCCCGATAGATGATGATAGTTACGAACTGACAGAAATGGGTTACAGGAAAAAAAATAGGCCTGGTATGGTAGAAAGAGTATTTAACGCTGCTACTAATGCTTATGAAGATGTGGTTCATCACACTCCACCAGAACTTAGAAAAGTGGTCGGTAATGTAAGAGATATTGTAGTAGAATCAGGTAAAGCACTTGCGAAAGGCATGAGTTTTAAATAATGGAACTTTGGAGTTACAATGAATGGAATGGTGGCAAAGAAGACTACCTAGGTAAATATGGTCTTACTGATGAAATGTTAATTAACAGATTTGGTGAAGTTGACATAAAATTAATGGTGCCTGATAAAACTATGTACCTAAATAGTGCAAAAGCAGACACGGTTGAGGGTGCAAAACAACTTGATGAAGAGAGATATGGTTTTGAACAATTTATAAATTTACTTAGAAAAGAAAATAAAATTGAAACACAAACACCAACAGCTTTGTTAACAGGAGAACAATTAGCTACATATACAGAACTGCAAAGATTAAAGAAAAACGCAGCAAAAGAAAAACAATTAATAGATAACCCCGTATTATATTTGTCAGATCAATGGAAAGCAAGTGTAGATGAAGATGATAGAAACTTGTTAACATTATTAACAGGCGGTGGCACTGAAAGTGGTAAAGGTATTATAGGCACTGGTATAGATATTTACAAAGGTAATGAAGGATTTGACGCACTAAAAAAATTAGGTATTGATTCAATACAAGGAGTCAAAGTTTCTGCCATAAAAATGATGCCAGATTTGACAAAAGAAAACTTTGCATTGATGGGTGAGTTGTTCGGTAATTTACCTTATTATTTTTACAACAAAAAAGGTTTAGCTAACGCATTTTTAAACCCATCTAAATATCCAGGTCAAGTAGGAGCTGTTGCAGGGTCAGCTAGTGCTGGTGCATACGGAGCATCAATAGCCTATGACGGTTTGAACGCTGCGATAAGAGAACTTAAAGATTTACCTGATCCATCACTATCAACAGATCCAAAAGTGCAAAATTTAAATAACGCTAAAAACGCTTTTGTATTTACGGGTGGAGCTGCAGGTTTAGAACCAGCATTTAAAAAAATTAAAAATTGGGCACGATGGTGGTATGGAGTAAAAGAGGGTTCAAATGCTGAACAATTGGCAAAAATGGCTTTAGATATGAAAGCACCTTTTGGTATTCAAAATGTAACGTCACAAGCTTGGGCTAAGTGGTACGGTAGAGTTGTTGGTGTATTTCCATTTATAGGACAACCTTTAAGAGCTTCAAAAGCAAAAACAGCCTACTGGGCAGACGAACAGTTAATGGCTAATCTAAATGAATTAGCCCCATTAACATCAGTCATGCATGCAGGTGGTTTTTTAACAGATGAAGCTAAAAGAAAATTTGCCAAGTGGGCATACATGAATGATCAGTTTTATAATGATTTTTATGTTAAAGCTGCAGCACTCGATGATGCAGTTGGTATTGGTAACGGTTATATTCCTACAGCAAGATTAAAAGAAACTGCAAAAAGTTACGCAGATCTTACAAGACGTGGAGTTGTACCTGTAGGAGATGGTCAAGTGATAGGAGGATTACAACAAGCACCAGATTTCGAACAATTTTTAATGAGTTTTGAGGGTTTACCAGAATACATAAATGCTTTTCAATTTAGAAATTTACAAAAAACATTCAATCAAAAATGGGGAGAGTACGCTAGTAAATATGGTGTAAAAGAAAATGACACAGCAGCATCTCATGCTTTTCCGTTTAAAAAAGCTTTAGAAGAGGGATTGAATGATATTCAACACTGGAGACTACCTGTTGGTCAAGGAGGTGTACCAGATCCAGCTCTTGTAAAACAAATGGAGCTTGTAAAACAATCTCTAATTATTGCAAACGAAAATTTTGCACCTATGGCTACTTTGTATAAGTCACCTGTAGCACAACAATTTTCACAGGTTGATAGAGCTATGTTTATTCAAGGTGCGGTAGAGAATCAAGGATGGATCTATGATGATCAATTAGCACAACAATTGTTTGATACTTTTTTTACAAGACCTAGTGCAAGAGCTTTAGAAGACTTAAGCAAAATAGTTACAAGAAACGCAGATCCAAACGCAGATCCGCTAAATAGAGCTGCTAGAGTTTATATGAATCAATTGTTTGAACAATCAGCTGATTCAATACCTTACAATATTAAAACTGGTAGTATTGAGAATTTAGCATTTCAACAAAAAGAATTTTTGAGTAAAGCAGGTGTAAGTCAAGAAGCTTTCAAAACTAATATTGTTACTTCTAATCCAGATATTAGAATGATTAACATATTCAATCCTACAAAATTTAGAAATAGTTTAAAACTAGAAACTCAAGACGGTAAGCAGTTTATGCTAGAGCTTTATAGTAAAATGATTAATCCAGACACAGGAAGAGCGTATGGTCAAGACGGTGCTAAAGCAGCGTTAGAAAATTTAAACAAAATACTAGACATTGCACAAATAGGATATGATACCAAAATAGCTGAGACTGCACAGTTTGTTGCACGTAGAGCAGTATTAGGTGGTAGAGGAGCTATTTTAGGTGCATTCATAGCTACAAACTTTGCAGGTGGACCACTTGCAGGTTTGACTATGGCTTTTTTGGCTAGACATCAGGCAAAAATTTTATCTGATCCAAAAAAATTAGCAAATCTTGTTAACATGGCTGATGATACTTTAAGTGATAAAATTAGGAGATCTAACTATGTAAGATTATTTAGAGCAATATACCCAGGAGAAAATGATGTGCCTGAGGGATTAGACATAGATGACTTTGACGAAGTGCTGAACTTTATGTTAATGAGAGATTTTCAACCTAGTGTTACAAATGAGGATGTATCTCCTGCACCTGGCGCACCAAAAGAACTTAAAACATTTGAACCTAACTTTATAAGAGAGAACGCACCTGAAGCAGGACCTGCTGAGATTGAATTAATGGAATTTAAAAAAGAAAATAAATTATCTAACAATATGTCAAATGAATTTATTACGAAGGATAAACCTAAGTTTGCAGCTAATACAATATCTAGTCCTTTTAGACCTATAGGTGGTAACATGTCTAACGCTAAACGTGCTGCTTTAGCTGGTGGTAATTTATATGAAGCCATTGCAACAGCAAAACGAGGTGGTAGTATAAATAAACAAGGCATAATGTATTTTGCAGGAAGGAGGAGACCATAATGACAAAAATTCAAAAATTATATGTTGGTGGAACACCTGCTGGTGGATTTCGATTTACCGATAAGGGTAAAAATGTAAGCACTGCAAATCAAAGAGTCCGTAGTACTCCTGAAAAATCAAGAGAAGATCGACAAAAAGATATTGGTAAAATAATGAAAGAAATGCGTGAAGATAAAGATTTTAAAAAAAAACGTAAAGAATTTGAAAGTAAAAAAGAAAACCAAAATGAAAATAGACAACAGCAAGAGGTAAAAGGAGCACAAACTACTGACTTTCTTGAAGATTTAAAAGATGCATACAAAGCTGGTTTATTTACTGGAGGCACAAAAACAAAAGAATTTATGGCAAAGTATAATCTTGATCCTTCTGATATTGTTAAATTAAGATCAGGTATAGATAGGGGCTTAGGAATAAATATGAGAACAGGCACTAATGTTTTAGAGGACATTGTAGGAAATCTACAACAAGAGGGTATTTTGAGAGATTTTGGAACACCTAGTGGAAAAGTATTTAAAACTGCACAGGATGTTTTTGAACCAGGCATGAAAAAAAGCAATATATTTTTGCCTTTTGAAGATCCACAAAATATTTTTGAACAAGGTGCAAACCTAGCCACTCAATTCAATCCAGCCGTAAACTTACTTGCAGGAATTTTTGGTAGTAGTGCTGCTCAGAGAGCTACATATTTTGGTAAAGAGAAAGGTCTTAAAGGCGAAGAATTAGATAATTTTGCTGCAGCTGTAGCTAATGATCGTAATCTTTATAATCAAATGATGTCAACTCCTTTGATGCAAGATTATGAATTAAATGAGTTCAGAGCAGAGGCTAATAGACAAGCTATGGCTAATAGACAAGGAAAGGGTGACCCTGATCCAATATCAGGTACACAGCCAAATGAGGATGACGAAGGCACAAGCACCACGAATCCCGGATCAGAAACATTTACTCCACAACAACAACAAAACTTTTTTACTTTTTTTGATCCAAGTATCGGTAGGTATAGATCAGGTAGTTATGATGATTACTTAAAATTTGTAACAGTTAAAGACGGTGGTATTATTAAACTACAACAAGGTGGAGCGTTACCTAATGCACCAGGAGGTGTGGCTAGTGAAAAAGTAAAAAAAGAATTAGATGAATTATTTGATGCCAGAAAAGAAATACAAGAATTAGATGCACCTACTGAGAGTGAAAAAAAAGGAGCACAAATGATCATGTCTGATATTGATGATAAAGCAAAGGCAATATCTGAAAGAGCACAAGAAGGTATCATGAGCAGACTTAAAGATCAGTCAGCAAGAGATATTTTTATGGCTAGTAATCCTGATATAGGACCACCATTACGTGAAGATTTAAAATTATTACCTAGACTAAAAGATTCTGGTATATCATTGTTGATGGAGGCGTTGAGAAAATCAGATATATCTACAGGATCTGCAAATCAATATTTAGAAGAAGCTTTAAATAACTTCGTAGCTGCGGGTATTATACCACCTAATACAAGCTATAATCAACTTACAGATCCTTTCAAAGACTTAGTCACTAGAGAGGCTGCTAGGATAGCTGAAGCAGAGAATATGAGACAAGAAATCAATATGTTTAAAGAACCACGTGGAAGAGGAGGATTTAAATTAGAAGAACCTATATATGAAATGCAAGAGGGTAAGCCAGAAGATTTTGAACAAATAAATCCTGTATTAAAAAATGCAAGATTTCCTCCAGAACCTGATAGATATAGAGTAGCAGACGGTGGTATTATTGGTTTGAAAAAAGGTGGCATGAATGATATGATGGATGCCGACAGTCTAATGTTTAAAGATCCTTCTGATGAAGGAGAGTGGGAATACAATGTTTAGTTTTAATAGTAAAGATGCCATTTGGTTGGCAGGTATAGTATTGAGCTTCGGTGTTACATGGGGTATGTGGTCGGAAAGACTTAATGCCATAGAAAAAAAAGCAGATGCTGTAGCACAAATGCAACAAGACATAGCTGTTATTAAAACACAAATTGTAGCCATTGATGATAAGATGACTTGGATGGAAGAGTTTTTAATTAAGAATTATAAGGAGTATTAGAAATGGATATGGAGAGACTTTTGGCGTCTGTACGTCATAATGAAGGTTACCGCAACAAGGTTTACCTCGACACACTGGGAAAGAGAACTGTGGGGGTCGGGCACCTCTGCGTTGAAGATTTTTGGGAGGATGACAAAGAATATGAAGAGTCATTTTTGATGGAGATATTAGAAAAAGATTTAGAAAATGCTATATCAGGTGCTGAAGAGTTGCTCGGTGAGTACACTGTACACGATCACTGTAAAGAATTATTGGTTGAGATGGTTTTTCAGCTTGGAAAAACAGGCGTCAGTAAGTTTCGTAACATGTGGGCAGCTTTAAAAGAAAAGACACCGCCAGATTATAAAACAGCGGCGGCTGAAATGCTCGATTCTCGTTGGGCTAAACAGACCCCGAATCGTGCAAAACGCATGTCGGATATAATGGCTAGTTTAAGTTAGGAGGATATCATGTGTACTTGTGAACATTGTAATGGCGAATGTATATGCAGATAGATGAAATACATTCTAATAATATTTTTGTTATTCGCAGGTAAGGCCTGGAGTGAAACAAACACCGTGTCTAGCACGGTAGTAAACAACACGCCACCTACTGCGAATGCGCCAGTTCTGCCTAATTCTAACAGTGATATTTGTAAAGTCGGCATTGGCGGAGCCGTTCAAAATAATGTATTAGGTATTGCCACAGGCGTTTTAATAGACGATGAGCTGTGTCAGCTTCTAAAATTATCTCGCTCTCAATTCGCTTACGGCATGAAAGTGTCGGCAGTGGCTATCTTGTGTCAAGATCCTCGTGTCTGGGACAGCATGACAGACGCAGGGACTCCGTGCCCTGTAAGAGGGTTAATTGGAACTGAGGCCGAACAATACTGGGCAAACAACCCTCATGAGATTCCTGAGGGTAGTAGATATAAAGCTAGTTATGTTCAACAAGTAAAAGTAGAAGAAGAACCACAGGGAGATATGGATGCTATTAAGAATTTTGGCCTTATGGCTCTTTCTTTGTTACTCTTATTCTAAAGCTGATGTATGCCTTCCTAATTATGAAGGCTTATGTGAACCTGGCGTTACAATCACAGAAGATGTACAGGTTGAGGTTACCGAAGAAGATTTAGGAACAGAGATAGTAACTACCACAACTACTACAACTACAACCACAACACAAACTGTTATCAACGAAGACTCAGGTAACATATTAGATAGTTCTTTAGGTTATGTAGGCACTCAAGACGATGGAGACATGCGAACAGATTGGGGTGGACAAGGTCCTGCTTCAATGCCAACTGGCAATACTTGTGGTGAGTTAGGATCAGATAGGTGTGCACAGATTACAGGATCAGGTAATAGTACTTCAACCATGGGTGTCTCAGGCATGGGTACAACTTTTATAATTAATAATATAGATATTTCTGACTTAGAAATAGACAGAGGTGGTCAAGTAAGATACTCAATTGAAGTCGAAAAACGAGATGCTCAAGATAGAATATACATGCACATTACAGGGCGTAATGGATCTAACACAGTCTTTCAAGGAACTGATATCTTGTCTGAATCTGGCATTGCATCAGGTTACCAATCATACACTGGGTCTTTTGATTTCAGTGGTGTTTTAAATAGGATAACTGTTGAGGTAGGTGGACGAGACATCAATCTTGCAATAGGTCCCTTATTTGATGATGTGACTGTCAACGTATTTTATAATGTAATTAACACAATTATAACTCAACAAATCACAACAATAGAAGAAATATACTATTTAAATCTTTTTGATTCTGTTGAATTAGATTTTGTAGAAGAGGTGTTTGAATTCAATGATGTAAGTATGAATGATGGTGAGATAGAGTTTGCACCTATAGAAGCCCCTGTAGAAGAAATTACCATGGCTAGTGTAGAATTAGAAATAGCTGAGATAGAAATAAATTTACCAGAGCCTGAGGTAGAAGTTGTTGAAATAGAAACGGAGATTGAGTTAGAGATTGAAATGGAAATGGAGGAGATTGTAGTTGTAGAGGCTGAACCTGAAGAAGAGATTATCGAAGAATCTCAAGAAGAACCACAGGAATCAGAACCAGAGCAACCACAAACACCACAAAAAGAAGAAGATCCAGAAGAAACAACAGAAGAAGAGAAACCATCTGAGCCTAAAGTATCAAAGAAAGAAAAAGCTGCTACAAAAATTGTGAAGAAGATTGACGATAAGGCTAGATATGATGACGCTGCACAAACCAAAACACTAATAGTTATGCAAATTTTAGGTAATACAAAAACATTTTTTGACAGTCAATCTGTCATACAAGATAAAAATGTAGATCAATATTTAAACAAGACAATAGATGATCAGTATGGTATGCTATTTAACATGGCACAAGAAGATACTATTCAGGAGATGATAAATGCCCAGTATTGAGTATAGCGGTATGAAGATTACCGGGGGGAAGGTGTTTGCCATCTTTACTTTACTAGGTGCTTTAGGTGGTGCTGCGTGGACGGGTTTTACTTTTTATCAGGATTATCTTGATATGAAGGAAAAAATAACTCTTTATACCGAGCCAGACCTATCTCAGTATGATGAAGGTATGGCTGTGTTGAAGTCTGAGATTGATATGATATTGCAAGAAATAACCATAATATCTGATGTTGCTAGAGATATGCGTTCCGATATGAAAGCTGATTTACGTCAAATGAATGGTGACATCAGACACATTACAGAAATTGTAAATGATGTTGAGGATAGACAAAAAGAAGATGCTAGAGAATTGCTTGATGAAATGAAATTATTAGAAGAGAGTCTTGACCTAAAAATAAACAAGGCTTTGAATAATCCTTTATCAAACATGAGCGCCAAAAACTAAATCAAAATACTTTTGTTGATTATCATTTAGATCAGCTAAATTTTTTATCTCACTATCATTTTTACATAATTGATTATACACATCTTTATCTTTACACCAGTCTCTACCTGTCCAAAACTCAAAGCCATCGTACTTTGATTTATAAGCACTGCTATTTTCATAACTGTAAGAAAAATAATAATACTGGTAACTCCAGTCCATACAATATTTTATCTCATATAATGTAGCGTAGGTGCCCATACCTAATTTAGGATTTTCATAATCCCATGCAAACTGACCTGTCATAAAATGATTGTCAACCATCATAGCTTCGGTAAAAGCGATAGGTTTATCTTTGTAAAAATAAACAAAATATTTCCAGTCAATCGGATCATCACGCATAAACTCTTCACTTTCTTTCTCATTATTTATTTCATAATAATTTTTTTGACGAATATATTTTTTATATATCTCTGCAATATCATCTACTAAATATGTAGGTAACTTATCGTAAGTATGAACACTTATATTTTTTTTATTTAATGTATACTTTTGTTTTTTTGAAAATGTAAACTTTGATAGCTGCAGTCTACTGGACCTGGCATTAATCCAAGTAATGTGATTTATCTTTGTATAATACCAAGATAGAGGTAACCAGCCATTATTAAATGCATAATCATATTCATGCTCTTCAAACTCTGCTAATGGTAGACTATAAAGTAAATCGTAATGTGTTAATTTACCAGTAATATGATCAAAAAATATTTTCACTAAGGGCGTTCAAACTGAGTCATATAAGAGTCATCAGTCTTAGTGTCTTCTTCTCTAGTGTTTTCCACTGTATAAAAGTTTTGATCAATCTTATATCCAGGGTTCTTCACTAATCTCTCTTCCATAAAAGCATCATCATACCAAATTGTTCTATTATTAGGATAAGCAAAAAAATTACCATCATCCATACGAAACATGTGTGCACATTTATGTTCAGGATCCTCACTAAAGTTAGTGTCTAACATACCCGCTTTGTTCTCCCATGCCCAATCTATGGTAAACATATAAGTGCCTTTTCTTTTTGTACCTTTGTAGTCTACTAACTCTGCTCTACAATTAGCTAGTCTATTTCTTCTTTGTACATCCACATAAGGTGAAAAACAATCCCAATATTGATGTATGTTTAAAGGATGTTTAGGTGCATCTTTTTTCCAACAAAAAGCATGTATTGGTCTTCTAGTCCAATTTACACCATTAGGTAATAAACACTCAAATAATAGTGCTCTTCGCTCAAGACTATTTACAGTATGCACATCAGCAAAAGTAAATTCACCGTGTCCTTTCTCATGATCATATAAATATTCGTCTCTTATATAAGCACTGAAAGGAGGTAGATTATGATTAAGATAAGCCATGTATAAAAGTTATATTATACTAGCCAGCTTTTCAAGTCTTCACCCAGCACCTCTGTCGCAATGTCAATCTTAGATCTTAAACATTTAACAATGTTTTCATCAACAGTTTTTTCTGCAATAAAGTCTACATAAGTTACTTTATTGTTTTGACCAATCCTGTGAGTTCTATCCTCTGATTGCAAACGTATTTCTAAATCGTAACTGTTGCTGTAATACACGACAGTGTGACTAGCAGTAAGAGTAAGTCCATACCCTCCAGTCTTTGGATTAGCAACAAGGTATTTAAGATTATCTTCTTTATCTTGAAACCTAGATACAATTTGATCCCTATCGTCCACAGCCGTATCACCGTAAAAGCTACACGCAGTTTGTGTTCCATATTTATTCTCCAGTTCTTTTGTTATTGTTTTTATGTCATGTCTATAATTTGCCCAGATGATTACTTTACCATCTGTTTCATCTAAAAAGTTAAGTAACTCTTTTATTCTATTATTTTTTAAGGTTATTAACTTACCTTCATCTGTAGTCATGTGACCACAAGTTATTTGATGTAGTCTCATCAATTGTGTGAGGCCAGAAAAAGCAGTCATAGTATCGCCTTCTAATTCTGCTATGGCAAACTGTTTCATTTCTTGATATGCTTTTTGTTGTTCTTTTGTTAGCTCAACAAATCTTTTAGTGTATAATTTTTCTGGTAAGTCAAGACAATCTTCTTTTAAAACTCGTGACGAAAACTTTTCTAGTTTTTCATTTAACTCATCAAGTCTTATATACTTGATAACATGCTGATAAGTATGCGCACCACCTGCGGCATTTCTTTGTGCCATTAGTGCGTAACGACTTTTAAAAGCCCAAAAAGATGTGTACCCTAACAAGTCTTCAGATAAAAACGCACACTGCGTATATAAATCTAAAGGTGATTTAGTAACTGGTGATCCTGTAAGTATTCTTCTGTACTTAGCATGTGCCCCTAGTTTTATTGCACTCTTAGTTCTTGTAGCTGTAGGTGATTTAATTGTGGTAGACTCGTCAACTGCCATGAGCACTGCATGATTTTTTAAAAACTCTAAAGCTACAGTGTATCCTTTAGTTGTGCTTAACGCTTCAACATTTATCAAAAATATTTTTAATTTTTCAGAGAACACGGACAACGAATCTAATAGAGCTTTTTGTTTTTTATTTGGTGTAGGTGTCCAACATATGACAGAGTGATCTACGCTGTCAGGTAGATGTTTAGGTAACTCAGATATCATCCAGTTTCTATACACGCCTTTTGGTGCAACAATTAAGGCACCGTTTATTTTTCTTTTTTTGTGTAATATGGCCAGGTTATCTATCAATACCTTTGACTTACCCGTGCCCATTTCCATAAAGAAAGCAAAAACTTTTTTATCCCAGCATTTATCTAATACAGCTTTTTGATGTTGAAAAGGTTCGGTTTTAAACTTATAACTATAACTATACATTCTAAATTCTCCTTGTATCCCATAATTATATACTTGCAAAAAAATAAATCAAGTGTATAATAATGGGAGAAGAAAATAGAATGACAGTTTACGTTATACAAGAGATGCCATATAAAGATATCCTCAGTGCTGAGGAGTATGGTAAATTAGTTCCCCTCATACCACCAGGTTTTCAATTATTATTAAGTTCTGATTCTGTCGTGCAACAATTGCAAGATGGACTTAAGGATTTTTCTAACGATGATTATTTATTATTAATTGGTGATCCCTCAATAATTGGTATTGCATGTTCTGTTGCATCTGATATAAATATGGGATATTATAAAGTTCTTAAATGGGATAGAAAACGTGAAAAGTATCATCCTATTGAGATAGATATAAGGAGAAATAAGAATGACGAAAATAAACTTTGAAGATGATGTCTTTTCTGATGTCGATGATTCCTCACTAAAAGCTTTAGCTGATAAATGTAAGCGACTTGAAATAGCAGAGCAAGAAGTTGTAGAACTTGAAGATACACTTAAAGAAAAAAAAGAAGGTGTAAGAAAATTATCTGAAGAGGAGATACCACAATTTTTAGCAGAAAAAGGTTTATCAAGCATTACGCTTGACAATGGCACCGAGGTAAAAATTACTGAAGAGGTAAGACCAGGAATTAAAGTAGCAGATAGAGGTTATTGTTATGCATGGCTCAGGGACAACGGATATGGTGATTTGGTTAAAAGTAATGTCACTGTAGCTTTTGCCATGGGTGAAGATGCACAAGCGGTAAAACTTAAAGCTGCAATACAAGATTTGGGTATGGTGAGCACTGATAAAGAAGATGTTCACTATCAAACCATGAAAGCATTCGTAACTGAGCAACACAAAAAAGGTGTGTCTTTGCCAGACGAATTTGGTGTGTACGTAGCCAATAAAACAAAACTCGTACAGAAACGAAAATAATGACAACGAATAAGGAGAAACGAATGACGGATAACGCACAAAAGAAACCTCAGCAAGAGGTTGTGGAAAAAAAAGTGGATGCAGTCGTAGCTATGACAGACTTAGAGTCTGATGCTGGTGCTGGTCTAGGTGGTCTTACTAATGAAGACTTGGCCACACCAAGACTTAAGATCTTAATGAATGGATCTGAAGAGCTTGATAAAGATGACAATCTTAAAATGGGACAGATATTTAATACTGTCACAGGTCAAGCTTATGACGGAAAGGAGGGAATAGTAGTAGTGCCGTGTGCTTATCAAAGACAGTATGCCGAATGGCTACCCGTCAGAGGTAAGAACCAACCTCCAGTAAATGTTTATGATGCAAATAGTGATATTTTATCAAAAACAACTAGGAATAAAGAAGATAATAGAGATTATCTTGAAAACGGTAACTACGTAGAAACTAATGCAAACCACTTTGTAATTCTCTATGATCAAAAGACAGGCGTTGGCAGTCCTGCTTTGATCACATTGAAAGCAACCCAACTTAAAAAAAGTAGGAAATGGAACTCTATGATGTTAAACATCAGGGTACCTGGATCGAAAGGTCCTTTTAATCCTCCTTCATTTAGCCACATGTATTCTTTAAAAGTTAAAAAAGAAGACAATGAAAAAGGTAAATGGTTCGGTTGGGAGATAGACTTACTTGGTCCTGTTACAGATATGCAATTATATAATGAAGCAAAAGTGTTTCATAAAAGCATAGCTGCTGGTGAAGTTACGGCTAAACCAGAACAAGATCAAACTGTTGGAAGTCCAAATCCATTTTAAGTCTATTGTGGGGGTGAGCATCTTCACGCCTCGCCCCCACAAAATTTCAAGGTCAGGTTATGTTAGAGTACGATATTGGGACATTTAAAAATATTTTTAGAGGCTTGGACAGAGCCTATGGTCAATATCGTGTTGGTGAACAAAAAGAAAATGGTAAGCAGGGCGGTAAAGCTTACATAACAAAAGGTCAGATTACTGATCAAATGTGGCAGGATCATCTTGATGGTAAAGATCCTAGCCTAGGTATCATACCTATTATGGATGACTCTAAATGTTATTGGGGTTGTATTGATGTAGATATGTATCCACTAAATCTAAAAGAACTAGTACAAAAAATTAATAAGAAATCTCTACCATTAGTGGTATGTAGATCAAAATCTGGTGGTGCACATATATTTTTATTTGCAAAAGAGTCTGTCAGTGCATCCATAATGAGAGATAAGTTAGCAGACTTTGCAGCTTTTCTAGGTTTTGCTAATTGTGAAATATTTCCTAAACAAATTGAAATACGTGCTGATAGAGGCGACACAGGTAATTTTTTAAACTTGCCTTACTTTGGTGCACACAAAGAATCTAATAACAGGTATGCAATAGATAATAATGGCAAACCCTATAGTATAACAGAGTTCTTCGCACTTCACAATAAACTCGCACTAACAGAACAAGAACTAAAAGAGTTATCAACCACACAAAAGAATACAAATGTTTTTGACGGTCCCCCCTGTCTAGAACACTTAATGAATGAGAAAATACCAGAGGGGGGAAGGGATAATACTTTATATCAATATGCAGTCTACGCTAAGAAAAAATGGCCAGATCAATGGCAAGACAAAATAGATGAGTTTAACCACACATTTATGGATCCGATATTGCCATCTAAACAGGTGTTAAAGACAGTAAATCAACACGAAAAAAAAGAATATCAGTATAAATGTAAAGATCAGCCCATGTGTTCTGTATGTAACTCACAGTTATGCAGGACTCGTAAATTTGGTATAGGTCAAGATTATGATCACGATGTTACAGATTTAACTAAGTATGAATCTGACGAGTCAGTATGGTTTTTAAATGTAGATGGCAGAAGACTATGTATTAATACAGACGAGTTCTTTGATCAAAGTAAATTTAGAAAAGCATGTATGAACACACTAAATATTTTACCAAACAAAATGACTGCAAAGGATTGGGATGCTAGGATACAATCTTTGTTGGCGCTAGTAGAGGTAATAGAAATGCCAGAGGAAGTTACTAAGGTAGGTAGATTTGATAATTATTTAGAATCTTTTTTAAATGATCAAGGTGAAGCCATGACGATTGATGAGATACTGATAGATAAAGCATGGTCACCTGAGGATGAGCAGGTAACTTATTTCAGATTGTCATCATTAGAAAATTATTTAACTAAAAAAAGATTTAGTAATTTTAGCTCGACACAAATGTGTGCAAGAATAAGAGAACTAAATGGAGACTCAACTAAGAAAAAAATTAGAGGTAAAGTTTATCATCTGTGGTACATACCTAGACCAGAAGAGGGTGATAAATCAGACTTACCAATACCAAATCTAGAACCACAGGTGCCATTCTAATGTCTACTAAAATTATTTTAGGACCGCCAGGCACAGGTAAAACAGAATATCTATTACGTAAAGTAGAAAAAAAATTAGAGGAGGGTATTAAACCAGGTCGTATAGGATACTTTGCGTACACAGTGAAAGCTGCTAATGAAGCACGGACCAGGGCTATCAAAAAATTTACTAATCTTGATAAAAAAGATTTTAATTATTTTAGAACTTTACACAGTTTAGCATTTAAACAACTAGGTTTAAGTAAAGATGATGTTATGAAAGATAATCATTACAAAGAGTTATCAGAGTTACTGGGTATAAAACTATCTAATACTAATCGTAAAATGGATAATAATGGTTTTCAAATGCAAGACGATATCTTTGCTAAAGTTATAGACATGGCGAGAGTTAGAAATATAACTTTGAAACAACAATATCAAGAGATGCCACACATGGAAGGTGGGTGGATGAAAATTAAATATATATCCGATGGTATTACAGAATATAAAAAGACAAGAAAACTATATGACTTTACCGATATGATCATAGAGTTCAGTAAATCTAATCGTGATGACATTGTACCCGGTCTTGATGTTTTAATTATAGATGAGGCACAAGATTTATTACCTATACAGTGGGAGATGGTCAAAAAAATCATGGATAAATCAAAGGAGATATATATAGCTGGTGATGATGATCAATCTATATTTAAGTGGGCTGGCGCTAATCCAAGTGATTTGATTAACTTGCAAGGTGAAAGATATATACTAGATACTTCACACAGAGTGCCTTTAGAGGTGCATAAAATTGCTACCAATTTAATAAATAAAGTAGAAAATAGAATACCTAAAGTATGGTCACCAAAAAAAAGTAACATAGCTGTGAGTCGTGGATCTGTTAAACATCATGTAAATCGTAATTCTGTTTACCAACAGATACAAAGAGATAAAGGTGAATGGTTAGTCTTGGCAAGAGATAATTATACTTTAGAACAAATAGCAGATGAGATGAAAACGAAAGGTTTTTATTTTTCTGTACATGGTCAACCCTCAGTAAGTAAAAAAAGATTAACAGCCATTATGGCTTGGACTAATTTAGCTAAACATAGAAAAGCCATATCGTATGACGAAGCAAAAACCATGTATCATTACATGACAGTTAGACGTGGTGTAGAGTATGGACACAAAGGTTTAATTCATGCAGATCCAGATGCGTTCTTTACTTATGAAGATTTGTGTGTGTATCATGGTTTGTTAGTCCCTGCACATAGAATATGGCATCATGCTTTGGATCGTATGCCAGCACACGAGGTTACTTACATAGTGTCTTTGTTACGTAGAAAAGAAAAGTTGAGTCACGAACCACGGATCAATCTGTCAACAATACATGGTGCCAAAGGTGGTGAAGCTGACAATGTAGCTTTGTTATCTGACTTACCGAGAAAAGCTGATGAGGCTTATTACAAAGATCCTGATAATGAAAGAAGAGTATTTTATGTCGGTATCACAAGAGCAAAGAAAAATTTACATTTAGTTAGATCAGATACAGACAGAGAGTTTGCAGAGATGTTTCATGAATAAATCTAAGAGTGCAAAAGGCGTTATGGGTGAGTTAACCATAGCTGCTAAATACATTAGAAAAGGATATTATGTAGCCATGGCTATGTGCCCACATAGTCCTTTTGATTTAGTGGTTGTAGATGGTAAAGGAAACTGTAAACTTATAGACGCAAAAACTGTATCAATTCGTAAAAGTGGCAAACAAACAGGTCAAAGAATAAATAGAATGCAATCAAAGAAACAACAAGAAATGAATATTGAGATAGAGTATGTCGACCCAGAGACCACTATTTGAACCCCCAAAAGAATGGAACCCACCACAAACTTTGCCTGATTTATCACAGGCCAAAGAGATAGCTATAGATTTAGAGACTTACGACCCAGGAATCAAGGACACTGGACCAGGCTGGGCTACTGGTAAAGGTCACGTTGTTGGTATTGCTGTGGCTGTAGATGGATTCAAAGGTTATTATCCAATAAGACATGAAGGTGGTGGTAACTTTGATGAAGAAATACTCAAGAAACATTTAAAAAAATATTTTGAAAATGATGTCGATAAAATATTTCACAATGCTAGTTATGATATAGGGTGGCTAAAGAGATGGGGTATCAATGTTAAAGGTAGGATTATTGATACGATGATAGCTGCAGCATTGATTGATGAGAACAGAATGCCTGGTCAATACAACCTAAACGCTGTTGCCAGAGATTACATACAAGAAAAGAAAGATGAAAGTTTATTATATGAAGCAGCACAAGCCTGGCAGATCGATGCTAAGGCTGAAATGTATAAACTACCTTATCAGTATGTCGGACCCTACGCAGAGCAGGACGCAGATCTTACACTAAGATTATGGCAAGCACTGAAAGTAGAAATGAATAGACAAGAGTTGCACCACATATTTTATTTAGAGTCAGAATTGTTACCTGTTTTAGTTGAGATGAAATGGAAAGGCGTAAGGGTAGATTTAGATAAGGCAGATAAATTAAAAAAACAAATAATTGCAAAAGAAAAAAAATTATTATTAGAAATAAAAAAAGATGTAGGGTTTGAGGTAGAGGTGTTTGCGCCACTGTCAGTGGCAAAAGCATTTGATAAAAAAAAGATATCTTATAACAAAACGCCCACAGGTTTACCTAGCTTCGATAAAAATTTCTTAGCGACATTACAAGATCCCTTGTCAAAAAAGATAGTAGAATCAAGGGAGTTGTTTAAGGCTAGATCTACTTTTATAGACTCATTATTAAAACATGAACAGAATGGTCGTATACATGGCGAGATCAATCAATTGAAATCAGATCAAGGTGGTACGATTACAGGTAGACTAAGTATGTCGAATCCTAATTTACAGCAAATACCAGCACGGAACGAGAACATCGGACCAATGATTAGGTCATTGTTTATACCAGAAGGTAATCACATGTGGGGTAGTTTTGATTACTCACAGCAAGAGCCTAGATTAGTTGTACATTTTGCAGCTTTAACGCATGGTGGATTGTCAGGTGCAGATGAATTTGTACATTCTTATCAAGATAAAACAGACACAGACTTTCATCAGATAGCTGCTGAAATGGCAGGTATAGATCGTAAGACAGCTAAAACTATGAACTTAGGATTGTTTTATGGTATGGGTCAGAAAAAATTAGGTAGTGAGTTAGGATTAGGCGAAGATGATACGAAAGAATTATTTGAAAAATATCATGCTCGTGTGCCATTTGTAAAACAATTGATGAGCCTGGCTAGTAAGTCAGCTAATGATAACGGTCAGGTTAGAACTATACTAGGTCGTATATGTCATTTTGATTTGTATGAACCAACCAAATGGGGTGTACATAAACCATTACCACGTGATGAAGCTGTACGAAAGTATGGTAGTAATCTTAAGAGAGCGTTTACATACAAAGCATTAAACAAGTTAATACAAGGTAGTGCAGCTGATCAAACTAAGAAAGCTATGGTCGAGGTATACAAAGCTGGTATCACACCACATATACAAGTACATGATGAGCTTAATTGTTCATGTGAAGATATGGAGCAGGTTAAACAGATAAAAGAGATTATGGAGAACTGTATAGAACTAGAGGTGCCAAGTAAAGTAGATCCAAAAATAGGAGAGTCATGGGGGACACTAAAAAGCTCGTAACTGCTGAGTGTTACAATTGTAAAGATATTGTAATACCAGTAGATGAGCATGAAGAAGAAGGTGGTAAAAAGGTATATTCATGTCCTAGTTGTGGAGCCACATTTCACATTGAGTTTACAATTGAATACGAGGAAGAGGATCCTAAAAATGATACAATTCATTGACAAATCCCATATAATTGTATAAATTATGGGCATAAATTGTTAAATATAGTTTTAGGTTTATTAGTGTTTGCTATCTTTTGGAAACACGTTTTGATAGCCATAGCTGTATTGATATTATTACTTTAGGAGAAAGATAAATGAATGCTTTAAAATATAAATCAGTTGCAGTCAAAATAGACATATGGCAACTGTTAAAAAAATTAGGGGCCAAAGATTTTAGATCTGTAGGTAAAGTCATAGAGTTTTTGACCATGCAAGAGTGTAAGAAGAGAAACATTGAATGATCTATGTCCACTTTGCTATTGCCCAGAGCACGATGGTAGCTCATGTATATGGTGTGGATGTATTTATATAGGAGAACATAGAATGACAGATGAAGAAGCGATATCAATTTTAATTAAATATGCAGAGAAGGATCATGCAGACGAAAGTCTACAACAGGCTATAACCTTCTTAAAAGCCAAAAAAAATGACACTGATTTCATAACAGATAACAATTTTCCAAAATATCATGATGTAGCTGTCCAGAGGACAGAGACAATACATTACAAAGTTTTGCATGATACTTTACAGGAGGCCGTAGAGAGAGTGCAAAAAAGGGTAGACGAGAGAGATTGGGACAACTTACTAGTATTTCCTCCTGGGTCTCCAAACTACAAGCCGATCCCTCCGTTTGCCGAGTTCGAGATTAAGGACGTTGTTGTAAAAGAGATAGTCCTTAGACCTAATCCCCACAGCGAAGGGGGTTCATCTGACACCTAGAATGAAACGCAAGTATTACTCCTCTATTAATCTTCGCAGTTCATTGACTGTAATACTTGATCCTTACCTGATAAAGATAGGAAGTGGTGTGACGGCTAGGAGAGACTAGCACCTTTCTGAACATGACCGAGGGCAAAGTTTTTTTATTTTTTATTCTTTGCCCTCACCTTCAAGGAGTATAAATGCAAGAAAAACAAATTAATTATGATATGTTCACGCCTTTCGGACCACGGATCATGAAGAGTTCTGTGCCACAGAATATAGTGGACGAAGTAAATAAAAAGGCTGACGATATATTAAACGATGATAAAAGATCAGAACAATTAGATTATAGTGCTAACCTGGCTGGTAACGTGAAAAAAGAAGTAGCGTTATCCTTGGGCGAAATTAAATCATTAGAGTTAGTGATAAATAAATTAGTGACGGAGTATATACTAAAAACTGTTGGTAATCAATTTAATCCAGAAAATACTAACATGACTTATACTTCATGGGTTGTAAGTCAGTACGCAGGTGACTTTAATCCTGTACATATACATGACTCGCAGCTATCAGGTGTATTCTTTTTAAAGATACCACCAGGCTATGAAGAAGAGTTCAGGAGAGAGGATCATTATCCTAGTGTTGGTTGTTTAGAATTTTTAGGTAGTGTGCCGAATACTTTTAGTAAGCATTCACACATGGCTAAACCACAGATAGGTGATCTGTATATATTTCCTAGTTGGTTATCGCACCAGGTCTATCCGTTTCGTAGTGAAGGTGAGCGTAGATCTATGGCATTTAACATACATTTAAGATCCAAGGTTCCCGGACAAGATGTCGGTAAGGGTATCGATAAATAATGGCTCACACGGGAAGAGCAGGGTTTCATAAAGGTAGACGAAAGATAGGATCTAAAAAAAGAAGACGTAGATCTAGTAAATATAAAAATAGGAGGCGCAAATGATTTTAGGATTGTTAGTATTGAATACTTTAATATTATTATTTATTGGTTATATGGTGTGGGTAATCGGTGATCGCCAGGCCAGGATACATAGAGAGAGGTTAAAATAATGGAAGACGAAATAAAAACGATAAGGGACGAAGTAAAATTGTTAAGGGAGAAAGTTGCACGGCTCACGGACCAGGTCAAAGATCAAATAGAAATAAATGATTTTTTACGAAAAATGAATAACGAACTAAATGAAAAGAACAAGGATAAAGAATGGTGGAGAAAGATAAAGAGTCCAAGGTTTTAGATAAAATAAACCCGCCATATTATGTCGGAGCCAAGATTCAAGTGTCAGATTTTATAGCAGAATTTAAGCTAGATTATTTTAGCGGTAATGTGATTAAGTATGTTGTAAGGCAAAAATTCAAGAACGGATTAGAAGATTTAAAGAAAGCCAGGTGGTATTTAGATAAACTTATATCTACACATCCTGATTCAACATAATAGGATAAGCATCAACACATTGCACAGCGACTGTATTTGTAGGATTCTGTGCCATCATTATGTTACCAAAACTCTCAGCTGCTAATTCACAAGATTCTTTTGTATCGAAATATCTTTCACCTGCTACACGAATACAATCATCGTATGGTTGTGCTACGCAAAAGACTCCTACTAAAAAATATTTTATGATCAATTTAATTTATCTCGTGTTAAGTATACAAGATAATCTTTAACATTACTCCTAGTAAATAGCTCTGTGACAAAGTTAGCGTAGGCGTTCACTACATTCTCTTCTTCATTAGCCTTTTCTAAATTGTATTGATAATAACAGCAATGAAATAGCTCATGAACCAATAAATTAAAGGTATTTTCATTTTCCAATAGCATGATGTTTTCATCAAGTACTATTGTAAGTGGTGGTTTAGAGTGAAAAGAGCCTTGCTGTTCACCTACCTCGTAGGCTAAATCGTGGCTGACAAGCTTTAAATGAACTTTAAAAGGACCTATTTCTATTACATCAGGTCTTTTTGGTGGTTTCACTATTTTTTCTTCTTATCTTTTTTCTTTTTCTTTTTCTTTTTCTTCTTCTTGTCTTTGTCTTTTTTATCGTAATGACTTGGCATTTTAATCTTTTTTCTTAGCACTCATAAGAGGAATAGCTGCGTTTATTTTTTTTCCAACACTTTTTAAAGCTGCAGGAGTTACAGTTTTTGTAACACTGACACCGTTTACAGAATTGATCGCTCTTCTTAAATCATCCATATTTAATCTACCAGTTGGTTTTCTCTCTCTAGCTAATTTAAGTGCTGTGGCAGTTTTACCAAACTCTTTAAGTTTACCTGGTTTATTATCAGCTTTTTGATAAAGATTCTTAACTATCTTGCCTTTAGAGTCTCTGACTGGTTTTTTTCCGTTTGACATAATTATTTTCCTTTCGGTTTTTTACCACGTTTCTTCATATTTATAGCAATTGCAGCCTGACGTTTCAACTTTTTCTTTTTACCACCAGTCAATTGCTTAGGTATTTGTGCTCGTGAAATAGGCATATAGTTGTATAGAATATATTTTATTTTATCTTTTACAATTTTTTTCTTAATATGAGGTTACCTAGGTTACTTTTGTAATAAGTTATTGATTCTAGTATATTTTATAGGTAACTTATAGGTAACTTATAGGTTACCTAGTAACTTTTACTATACATGCCTTGCGAAATAATTAGTGATAAATAATAATAATAATGTATATATAAAACAACTATATATGATTTTGATATGGGCAACGTAAGAAAGTTAACAACAAAACAACATAAGTTTGCAGTGTTACTAGTTACCAAAGGTGATAGAATGTCTGCAAAAGAGTGTGCAATTGAAGCAGGTTTTTCTGAAAAGTCAGCACAGCAAGCTGCAGCTAATCTGACAAATCCTAAAATGTTTCCGTTAGTTGTTAGTGAAATAGAAAGATTACGTAGAGAATGGGAACAAAAATACAAAGTAACATATGGCAGACATATTCGTAGGTTAGACGATTTATCCCGTGGTGCAGAAGAGGCAGGTAATTGGGCAGCAGCTGTAGCAGCTGAAAAGTCAAGAGGCCAGGCAGCAGGATTGTACATAGATAGAAAAGAAATACTTACAGGATCAATAGATCAGCTATCTAAGGCTGAAGTTGAGGAAAAACTCAAAGAAATAGAAAAACAATTTAGCATAAATACAGACGTTATTGACATTACACCAGAAGATTAGCCTTGCAATTTATAACTTTATGGGATAACTTATAAAGAATAAGGAGAATCTAGAATGACGAGATCTTATAAAAAAACATTTGTAAGGATTGATCTTGATAAAACAGAGTTTGACATTATGTGCAACGTGCTAGACATGTCTTTGTTTGGTAGAAACAATCTTAAAAATCCATTGGTAAAAATCTTTTTACCTAAAATTAAATACACACTAGAACAAGAAGCAAAGAAAGGAGGTAAGAGAAAATTAAAAGATGTCTAAAATAATAGTAGCATTAGAACAGATAGATGAGGGCGCAATCAATCCTGGAACTGGTATGTATGAACAACCAATTTGGAAAATAACACTGAAAGGTCAGGAAGAAAGACTGTTAGGTAAACACAAAATGGAAGAGTACATATCTAAATCTTTTGGCAAAGCAATACACAGATTTAAAAGATGGAAAGTTTTAACTAAGACAAGTGAAACACATGTGTATGTAATTATTTTTTCAGATCGCACACATGAAATGTTAACACCAAATCAGTTGATGGATAGCATATATCAAGGTCATAGTGTACGAAATGATAACAAGCTTGACTATATAGATAAAGATTTAGCTGCAAAAGGTGGCAAGAGTCCAATATTTATACCAGAAGAAAATGACAAAGAAGTATAAACATTTAGATTTGTTTTCAGGTATAGGTGGATTTAGTTTAGGTTTAGAAGCTACAGGTGCTTTTGAGACTGTAGCGTTTTGTGACTACGATCAATACTGTCAAAAAGTTTTACGTAAACATTGGCCGTGGGTTACAATTTATGACGATGTAAAGGAGTTAAATAGTGAAAGATTATCAGCAAATGGACATACTGAAGTCGACATCATCACAGGAGGATATCCGTGTCAACCGTTCAGCATCGCTGGACGCCAAAAAGGCGAGCAAGATCCGAGACACGTCTGGCCAGAAATGTTTAGACTTGTCAAAGAACTCAGGCCGACTTGGGTTATTGGAGAAAATGTTAGTGGACACATTAAACTCGGTTTGGACACCGTACTCGAGAACTTGGAGAGTGAAGGTTACGCCACAAGGGCGTTTAGTATTTCAGCTTCGAGCATCGGCTCCAACCACCAAAGGGAAAGGGTATGGATTATTGCCAACACCAATGAGCTCGGATGGGACAACTGGATCTATAATAGGGAAGAACGACAAGTTTCGAATGACAAAGAACGGAACATTGAGGAAAGTGAATCAGAACGGGATAGACGGATCGATAGGATTAGGCAGGTTAGTCAAACTATGGAGGACACCAGATGCACACAGTGGCCGTGGTCCTTCTTCCAAAACCAGGATGAAGATGAAACTAGAGAAGGGTATGCCGATCAGTTTGAACGATCAAGTGGCACACCCGAATCTGATGTGGCCGACACAGAAGTTCCCGACACCGACAGCGAGGGATTGGCGGGACGCTGGTCCGAATGTAAATTACCAGAAGATCAAAAAGAAGGGGAGATTGGCTGGTCACAGTGGTGGCAGTCTGAACCCAACGTGGGTAGAGTGGCTAATGGGATACCCAAAAGGGTGGACAGACTTAAATCATTAGGCAACAGTTTAGTCCCAATGATACCTTACTATATTGGGATGAGCATCAAGAAAGGAGATATGTTATGGACAAAGTAACATTGAGTATAGCACGTCAACAAAGAGCATTGAGAGCAATGCATGCAGCTAAGTCAACTGCATTCAAGCATTTTTGGTTTAATGTTTTTGGCAAGATACTCTCAAAAAGCATCATAAAAAATGAAGACGGTGTGCCATATGACAGTGAAACCAGAAACTAAATTTTGGAAAAAACTGAAGGAGATAACTCCTGAAATACATTGGACTAGGATAGAATCAATTAGTTCACCTGGCGTGCCTGATTTACATGGAGTTTTTCGTGGTAAAGATGGATATCCAATAAGCTTTTTTGTAGAATTAAAATGTACTAAGCTGAAAAAAATAGCATTGACTCCACGTCAAATATCGTGGAATTACAGCTATAATGAAGCAGGTGGATTGAATTTTATCATGGCAATGGCCCTCTCTAATAGAGCATTGTATATTTATTCAGGTGGCATGGCTCGTGAACTCTCCATTACGGGGCTTAGTACTGAGCCCCTGGCCATACTAGAGTATCCGTGGAACCCGGGCCGCATGCTGCAGGTGATGGAATCATTTCTCCATTACCGAGAAACGTGTGACGTTGCCACCGAATCATAGACTCATGGAGCTAAGGCCCAGGTAACTGGGTGCTTGACAAAAGGGTAAAGATCCTATAAAGTTGGGACATGATTAGTTTAGCTCTCCATTACGCATTAGTGGTGCTATGCCTCTGCATCGCCATGTTTATCCAGTACCCCAGAACCAGGACGCCCGTGATGGTAGCTGCCATCATGGTGATTCTCCATTACACGTAGCCCACGGATCTTTCGAAGAAGATTATGGTCACGCACTGCCCCAGGCAGCCGCATCTCCATTACGGGTGCGCTACGAATCTTTCGATGTAAAGCTAAAAGTGGTGCACTGTCCACCTGCTGTTCGTAGTTTGTTCTTCTTTCTCCATTCTCCATCGCCACCGACCCACGACTGGCACAGGTAGTATACTAGAGGAGCTGTCTTCTCCTGGGCCTCAGGATGGAAGTGAGTGCTTGACAACACTAATAAAGTCCCATATATTTAGGAAAAAGGAGAAAGAAGATGAATAAAAGCTGTAAGCAAAGAATAAAAGAAGAATGGAAAGAGCGTCAGCAGGATCTGCAAGATCCGCATTATGAGGCTCTTGCGTTTGATTATGTAGAACCCCATACTTTTGACAAGCAGCCAGAAGGCTACTGGCGCTGGCAGTTTAGTTGGGGCGGACCAGGTGACGAGCTTCGAGGTTTCGTAAATGAGCACAAAGAGCTGCATCGGCTGGAATATTGGTTCCTTGATTGGTTTGATGGTGCCTCTCTGCTGGTGAAGCCCGGGTCACAGCCGTGGACACAGATGCAGGAGATGATTCCGCATTAGCGTGGTTTATACTCTTTTGAAGTGGATTGTTATACTTGTGCTGCTGTCCCAGGCAGCACGGGTGATGCAGTGGATGGTCGGTATTATTCTCCATTAGCAAATTTTGCTACGCTTTTGCCAGTAACACACAACATGTGGCCCAGCCCAGGCAGCGGCATGCCAGATCTCGTGGTGACAGAAAGGTTATGTGTCGTACTGCAACTACGATTATGCGAGTTCGAATCTCGCCCACGAGTCCATTCTCCATTCTCCATCGGCTGACGCCAAAGGATCTAGCACCTAACGTAATGGAGCAGGTGATGCTGCCCGTGACCAGATGGTCGTGATTTTGTTCCTCTTATAAAGTGTTTGACTGTAATCCCATAATGTTGTTAAATAGAAAGTAGAAAGGAGAATGACATGTCAAACGATCTAACTTTAACTGACATCAAGACTGTCGTAGATGAAGCGATGAAGTCCGAAGTTCAAAAACTCAAGCGAGAAATCCTTGAGTCAACTTCTAATGACAAATGGACTAAAACAATCAACTACAAAGCAGTTTGTCAGCATATGGATTATGCTATCTTTGAGTTTGTCCAAACTAGTAATGATCCTAAAGTCAGAGCGTTCGGTCAAAAGTTAATGTCAGAACTTGCACAAAAGTTCGGCATAACCGAGCGTATCTAATCTCTAATCTGATCCTCCCTATTTGTGCATAGGGAGGATTTTTTTCTTACTTATCCACAACTAATTTACCACCTGTTGCGATCCTGAATTTAACTGGTAATACCTGGTAGAAGATTTCCTATTTGCCAAAAACCACCATATATAGTATGCTGCCATAGGGGGTACCCCCTAAATGCAGCGGCAGGTACTTGACTGCGAGAGGTCTAGCGAGTTTGACTCTGTCAGTCAGGGTCTAAAAAAATATGGAATCTATAGAATCACTAACTCAAGAAGAAGCGAGACTTTTAGCTCAAAAATTAAAAATAAAAAAATTAGAGTACTCTGTTCAAGAACAGTCACAAAAAAATTTTTTACCATTCGTAAGATCTGTTTGGCCAGAGTTCAAAGAAGGTTCACATCACAAAATAATTTCTAAAAAATTTGAAGATATTGCATCTGGTAAGTTAAAACGATTGATCATTAACATGCCACCAAGACACACTAAGTCCGAGTTTGCATCCTTTTTATTTCCTGCGTGGTTCGTGGGCAAAAATCCAAAAGCAAAGATAATGCAAACCACACACACAGGAGAACTTGCTATTCGCTTTGGACGTAAAGTCAGGAACCTTATGGAAACGCAAGAGTATAAAAAAATTTTTAAAACTGAATTACAACCCGATAGTATGGCAGCTGGTCGGTGGGAGACGGCTCAAGGTGGAGAATACTTTGCCGCTGGTACAGGCGGTGCGGTTACTGGTCGTGGTGCCGATCTGCTAATTATCGATGATCCACATTCCGAGCAAGACGCACTAAGCGACACGGCCCTTGATCAAGCTTATGAGTGGTACACCTCTGGTCCTCGTCAGCGTTTACAGCCTGGTGGTGCAATAGTTATTGTTATGACCCGTTGGTCCGTGAAAGATTTAACAGGGAAGTTGATGAAGAAACAATCAGAGATTAAAGCAGATCAATGGGAAGTGGTAGAGTTTCCTGCAATCATGCCTAGTGGTAAACCAGTATGGCCAGGTTTCTGGTCGTTACCAGAACTAGAATCAGTAAAAGCGTCACTCTCAGCAAGTAAATGGAATGCACAATGGCAACAGGCTCCCGTATCACAAGAGGGTAGTATTATCAAAAGAGAGTGGTGGCAGATATGGGAAGAGAAAGATATACCTGATCTACATCACATAATTCAAAGTTACGATACAGCTTTCAGTAAAAGAGAAACAGCTGACTATTCAGCTATTACTACATGGGGCGTATTTTATCCTAAGGCTAACAATGTACCACATTTAATACTCATGGATGCGAAGCGTGGTCGGTGGGACTTTCCTGAATTAAAAAAGATGGCGTACAAAGAATACAAGTACTGGGAACCCGAAACAGTAATCATTGAAGCTAAAGCATCAGGGCTACCCCTTACACACGAGTTAAGACAGATAGGAGTCCCTGTTGTAAATTTTACACCAAGCAAAGGACAAGATAAACATGTCAGAGTTAATTCAGTTGCACCGTTGTTCGAAAGTGGTATGATATGGACACCCGACACAAGGTGGTCGGAGGATGTAATTGAGGAATGCGCTGCGTTCCCTTATGGAGATCATGATGACTTGGTGGATAGCATGACACAGGCTGTAATGCGTTTTAGACAGGGTAACTTCTTAAGACTGAAGGATGACTATGTCGATGATCCGATGCCCAAGATTCAAAAAGAATATTATTAATGGTAGATAAAAACAGTTCTATAAAACCTATTTTCAAATCAATATTAGACACAGCGGTAGAGACTGTAGAAAGAGCAACTGAAATACCTTTCGAGGCAGCGTCAGATATAGTCGTGGAGCCAATCACAGGAATCCTGACCCCCGGAACAAATGAAGAAGAAAGAAAAAAAATTAAAGATGATATTTTTAAAAAAGATGAGATACGTAAAGAAATGCTGGAGGGTATTCAAATTAATGAACTTGGAGGTCCCAGCAGAGTTGATGAAATATTAAAGTTACCACCAAATTCTAGAGAGCAACTTTTAGCCATAAGAGAGTTGGAAAAAGATTTAGTTAATATGGGATATCCTGAAGTTAAAGGCATGGATATTATTAATTATTACAGAGAACTTATATTCGGACCAGAGTTTGACATACACAAACAAGTAGCTGAAGGATCTGTAAGAATCTCAGAAATGAACAATCAACAATTAGGAGATTATTTTTTTGGATATTTAACAGCAGCTGATGCGGGGGCCTTGGCTTACATTTCAGCACCTCTAAAAGGTATAATAAAAAAAGCTTTAGACGAAAAAAATTTTATAGCGTTAAAAAATATTGTAGCAAAATTTTTTCCAGATAAAACAGCACAAAATATTTCTAAAAAATTAAAAGGAACACAGGATCCTGAAACTCAAGAAAAAATTAAAAAAGTAGTCAAAGACAAACAAACTGCAAAATTAGATAAATATGATAGTATGTTAGGTCGTTTTTTCTATGGTGAAGATAATAGTATAGCACCCACTACTATGGCTTCAGATGTAGGAACTAAAGTATCAGTCATAGAAGAGTATGCAAAAAATAATCCAAACAGTTTTATTGCAAGATACAAACAACCGATACAAGTAGAAAGAGCAGATCAGGTAACTAAAGAGGTTTTAGAAATACTTAGAAATGCGGTGCAAACAAAAGGTAGTAAATTAAATAAATTAGAGGCAGTTAAGATTCTTAAGGAGAACAACACTCCGATAGCTAGAACAACCTTAACAAGAATTTTAAATGACAATCCTGAATCTGAATTAGCTCAACTGGTAGGGGCAAGAGAAGTAAGTGGTGAAAGAGCAATAGGTCAATTTTATTCTTACTTTCCTGGTTTTACTAGAGAATCAACAATAGAAGCAAGAGCACAACATACAATAATTAGAGACATATATAGAGCGGGTGGCTTTGGTGATGAGAAAGAATTTTTAGAATTTATGAATGAGTATGGTTTTGTTCCAAATAGAATTAAAAGATTAGACGCAGATGGTAAAGCTGTGTTAAACGAAAAGGGTGAGCCTATTTATGATCCTAATCCTGAGTACGATAAAGCAGAAATGCGAGAGAAGAGAAATAAATTATTTGCATACATAAAAGATGAATTTTTTAAAGAGCCTGGGTCATATGAAGAATATTTATCAAAAGTAGCACATGCAAAAAATTTAACGGACTATGCCATAAACAAATTTGTTGACACTGTAAAAAATAATGAGGGATTTAGAAATCAGTTTGTATCAGAGTATAAAACAAAATATCCAGATAGAGCCGCTTCAATAAACGATGATGTAGAGGGCATGGCATTTGATTACGCAACCACACATTTTAACGCACAAATGTCACATATTATGCCTATCGGAGCTACGAAAGCTACAACACCTGTTAAAGGAGAGTCATTTAAGTTGGCAAAAAATTTAGAAGGTCAGATGTTTCAATCACCTTTTTATGCTGTAAATTTTGCTGCACATAATATTGGCACACAAAGGATGTATGAAAATATTATTAGAAGAACTGTTGCTGAAATTAAAAAGGGCAATGATGTGCAAAAAAACTTAAATAAATTAATATCTGTAAATGAATCAATGTCAGAAAGGGGACTGGAAACCTACCTTAGATTTTCTGATAAACAGATGCCAGAGGATGTTTTTAAACAACTACAAGCGAAATTAGGTAACAGAGCACAAGTTGAACCAGAACAAGAGGGAGTTAAAAGTTTGTTCATAGGTGATAAATTTAACACACTTGAGGAAAACATAGCTTTTTTTGATATGAGAATGAATGGTTATATTACTAATCCATCCTCATTTAAAATATCAAATGCCAGACCTAAATCTGGTGATGCATCATCTGATGAAATGTTTCTTAAAGGTGATGCACCATACATA